TTGACGCCGTTGCTGCTCAGAATCTCCAGAGCTGTCGCGACAGTGAACTGCTCACCGACGCCCTCGCTCAGTAGGTCGCTCCATTGCGTTTTAGTGAGTTGCCGATCGGCGAGGTTGTGGATGTTCTCACGCACCCAGTTCGCCGCCTCCAGAATCACCCTCGTCGAAACTCGTTTTCTTTGTTTCTTCATCTCATACCTGCCTTTTCTAAAGTTACGCAGCGGAGTCGCGATTGATCCAATCAATACACTTCGCCGTTTGCTCGTCGTTCAAATCATCAATAAAATCTACGTTCGCCGCCTTGAGCCACTTTTTAACAACAGCGTCATCGACGTCGCACTTGACGATCAAACTCTGCAAGAGTTCGCCGTTGTCAACTGGCTTCGCCTGCTTCACCACGTCGGCTCGTCCATAGATGTCCGCGAGGCTGTCAAAGTTCCAATCGACCCGATGCCCCAGAGGAAACGCGGCGACGCGAGACTTGCGAACCGTCGCGATGTGCTTGCCACCTTCGCGGGTGACCTCAAGCCACATATCGAGTTCATATTCCAACTTGTCCCAGCAGTCGAACGTCGTGCCTGCTGGCTGTCCGTTCTCGTATGCTGTTTTGCTGTGACAAATTAAAATCACATTCATATCGATCAAGTCCATGTATCGGATCAGCTTCCGCATCCAAGGCAACGCCTCTTTTTTGTCGATGCCGTATTCCGATCCGACGCGTTCTGTCGCCTCTTGCACCTGCATATTAAACCACTTTGTCAACGAGTCGACGCAGACCGTCAGACGGTCGTGCTGATGGACGTGCAAATCTCTGAACGCCTCGATCACATCTATAGAATTTTGCGATCCCTCGTCGATCCCCATATATAACGCGCCCGACTTTTGGAGTGATGCGGTATATTCTGGCTCAGTCGCACCGCCTTCGGTGTCGATAAAAAATAGATTCGGAAAGCCTAATGCTCCAAATGTTTTACCGCTTCCTGCTCGTCCGCTGACCATCATCTTGAGTCGTCGCGGTTTGACGGTTTCGGGTTTCCTGCCTTTTGGTAAATTCATCTCATTCCCCTTTTATAGAAACTTGTTAATCTTCTTAGTCGCACGAGTTCGATCGTTAATCAACGTTGACCAACGGCTCGCGCCTTCTTTGCTTCGTTTGATAAATCGTCTTTGATTCATTTCGCAGGCGAGGCATTTTGGTTTGCAAATCATCGCACCACAGCCGCCACACCTCCACGCCTTCTGCCTCATCAACGCACCGCGTTCACCAGTGCAGATGCGCAGACAGCTCGCAGGGTTGCGACCAACGTCGCGCCCGATCTTGTGATAAGACCAGCCCTGTCGTCGCAGATGTTTGATCCGCGAGGCTTCATCGAATGATATGGGTCGAGACATTTTGTTACCTGCTGCTTTCCCTGCTCAAGTCGAAAATTTATTCGACGTCGCAATCATACATAAAAAAAGACAAAACCTGCAATATCAATTATAGAAAATTTAAGAAAATATCAAACGCGGCTCAAGAGCATATAGACCACAGCACCGATCGCAGACAGCAGACTCGTCACCGTCAGCCGCATCACCCACGCGGCACTTTTCTCCATCAGAGTCAATCGCTGCTCGGTCACGGTCAACCGTGTCGGCAGTCCCTCTTTGCCGTTGCCCTGCATCAGCTTCACCAGCGGATCGATCTGACAATGCACTCGTTCGAGTCGCTTGTCCATCTTGACGACAGCATCACGCAGCTCGTCGAGGCTCTCGTGTATCTTTTTGTTTTCAGGCATGATGGGCATCTCAATAAAAAAGGGATTCGACCGAATGAGCGACGGTCGAACCCCAGAGCGACGGAAAGGCAGGTAATGAAAAACCGCCGCTGTGTCATTATCTTACTCGGTCAGTGTTGCCAATTCAAAACGGCTCAATCTGTGGCGGCTGGTTTGGGTACGGTCGGACGCAGGGAGTCGCCGACGATCAGAGCCGAAGCGATGCCGACGATCTTGAGCAGCGTGTCCTCGTCGAGTAGCGGCGTCGCCAGTTGACTGTTGACGGCAACGAGCAAAGCGGTAAGAACCGCGACGATCGTCCGCTTTGATGTAAATGCTTTTTTGAGTTCTGCAAACATATTAATCTCCTGTTGGTAAAAATCCCTTTAGTGTATTCAGCACCGACATCCCCGACCCGCTGCTGACGATAAAATAGATGGCGATGCCGAGTCCGAGCAGGATCGCGAGCCACTTGCGTTTAGTCGCTTTGGCTTGAGCTAGTCGAATTTTTAACTCGGTTTTTTCTGCCTTCGCGTTCGCCTTGTTCTCTTTGCGGTCGGCATAGTACCCACCGCGATCAAATTTCTTACGTCCCATCACGCTCCTCCTTTTTGCGTCGCCATCTGGCGGTCATTCTATTAAGTGCCTCGCGACGTCCCTGACAGCCTCCGCACGGCTTGATCCCGATCGCCTTTGTCAAACTCGCGATTTTCTCGCCAAGTCCTCCAGAGGCGTCGCAGTTGCGTCTGGTGGGTCGTCGCTTTACCTTGTCACAGTTCACGCATCGAACACCCTCGCCGTCGTATGGTTTGAAATTGCACTCCATATATGCCTTAATTTTATCCGTCATCCCGTCACCACCGAAGGCGTCATCGTGCCTGCACAAAAATCAGTTAAATCAATTGCGTGCGACTCGTCACAGGTACAAGACAGGTCAAACATATCCGCACCCGTCATCTCCCATGTTTCTGTACCATCGAAAACGCATTTTTTCTCGGTTCCTGCATCGTAATCCCACCACCACAAGACGTTATTGATGGCATCAGAATCCCATACAGTTGCCGATGAATTTGTGCAGGATATTGAAAATTCAGCGTGGGGGACGAGTCGCCATAAATATCCTCCAGCAGTTGTAAACCTTGCAAGCGTGAAACCATTGATGCGTAATGTCATGGTGAGTTCATCGCCAAAACTGCTTGTTTCGTAATGGATGCACTCGTTTTCACCGTCCTCCCAAGGGACTACATAAGTCCAATGGCAAACCCACGTTGAGGAAGATGGAATTTGGATGCAGTTTACACTAAACCACCATGTCCACCAAGTCTCGTCGTTGTATGGAAAAGCAGACCAGTAAGAGCAGGTAGAACCAGAGAGGATATTGTGATTAAACGGGTATTGCATCGTAAGCGTATCGGCAAAAAAGCCGCATGACAGACTTCCGTCATCGCAAGAAAGAAGCGACGAACCTGACCAGCCGGTGAACGAGAGGTCAAATTCTGTTGGTATCCCTGACATATCCGAGCAAGAACATGGGGTATCGCAGCACTGACAACCCGCTGACAGTTTGAGGCTCATCCGCAATCCTCCGCGTCGACGATCCAGTCCTCATCGAGCGAACATCTCTTGATTGTGATATAGGCATTATTCGCGACGGCTGTGCCGCTAAGGCTGTACGCTGTAACGGTTTCCCCTGTGTCTGTGAGGATTCCCTCAACGATAGAATAGATCGAGACGGTTCCGCTGCCCGCTGTCGTGCCGCTGCGAGCTGTCACGCCTGAGCCTCCAGCTTTTGCGACGGCTGTCTGCATTTCGCCAGTCATCCAGACACCGCTGCGGAAGTCTCTCGATATGCGAATAAAGGCATCTACTGGAACCGGCACGAGCGACGAGTTGTAAACGTCGACCTCAACCGGATCGCCTGCCGCGTCAAGAACAGCCTCATAGGTCGCGACGTCTGCGGCGTCCTTGCTTATTTTGTACAGTTCCGCTTTGCCTTTGCCGAGCGTCGTCGTGACGCGTTGCCCGATTTGCTCGGAGACTTTGACGAACTCATCCATACGGCGGCGACCTGAGCCTGCGGTGATTACGTGCCTTTGTTCGAGGTGCTGGACTCGCTTTAAGAGAATTTCGTGATCTTCGCGAAGTCGTTTGATGCCCCTGTCATCGATAAGATTTCCTCTAGGCATTGCTCGCGCTGATCCTGACCGGCGTGTCTGCCTCGTTCTGAGTCGTGATCGTTATGACTGACGGATCGTAAATGATTGAGCCATTAGCTTTAAGGTTGAGCGTCGTCACCGTTCGCGCCATCCCGCTATTAGTGAGGTCAAGCGTCGCGCCTTCAAGGTTCGCGGTCGTGATCGTGCCGGTTCCGTTATGCGTCACCGTTCCACCGTATCCGTTGAGTGTTGTGATCGCCGCAGCCGAGGACGTTGCGACGTTGCCAGAGTACGCGTTGAGCGTCGTCACGTTGGTTCCGAGGTTCGTCGTCCCTCCGTATGCGTCGACAGTCGTCAGCGTGGCTCCTGTGCCACAGACAAGCGTCCCACCGAGGACGCGCACGGTCGCAGCGGTGGAGGTTTCGCCGTATTGGTTCGCGAGTCCGACGTTGCCGCCGATCACCGACAGGACTGTGACCGCTGACCCTTTGAGATAAAGCCCGCGAGTCGTGCCGCCGCTTGCGGTCGATCGGACGTCGATGTCGATCGCGGCAGCACCAACGTCGACGAACGAGACACCGAATCCACTGAACGAGAACGAATCGGGATCAACTTGCAGATACCCCAGAGCCAGCGAGCCTATTTTGCCAGTGAACCCGTCCACGACGAACTTGTCAATCGCGACGGCTGACTGGTCGAGTGATCCAGTGATGTCAACCGAATAATCTGCGGTGAGATAAACTGAGTCGGCTGTTGTCGGGACGCCACTCGGCGACCAGTTCCCTGCCGTCCCATAATCTCCATCTGTCGCGCCTGTCCAAATTTTGTCAGCCATTTTTAATTATCCAAATTTTTAATAAGATGTAATTGATCTAAACTTAGGTCGCGCCATTCCATCTCTGGGTAAACGCCATAGCGAAGGAAACAGCCCTCGCTCCTTTCGAGGTTTAACTTTTTTCCTTTACCGTCGAGCAGCACAGGCTCACGGTTTTCGAATCCATCGTCACCCACGTCGCCGTCTGTGACAGGAGTCCCGTCTGCTTGAGGGTCACCAGCCGACGGGAATGTTTTGTCGTGATTTAACACCGCGTAACCTCGATCGAGAATGTCGAGCCGCCAAGTGAACAGCTTATCGACTTCGATTTCGAGTACGTTGTCGTGGTATCCGATGCCGTTGCTCGCGACAGTTGGCGTCGTTGTCAGCCCCATAATTCGACCGGCATATTGCGGAACATAAACCTGCCCCGTCGAGACGCGATCGTTTCCGTTCGCATCGTCCCAGTGGTAGTTAATCCTCAACCATATAAATTTTTTATTGACACTGTTTATATATCCGAGTATTTTTTTCGGACAATTAAGAGTGTTAAATTTTATTTTGACGTTGGTGCGGTTGTACTCCATTTGAGGCGGTGGGTCGAAAGGTCTAAAAACAGAATTTGTTATAGCCCGACCGTTTGTGATTTTTCCGTTTCGGTCTGTTTGGACGTTCGGCTTTGGTTCTGGTGGGTGGTCGTGTTCGTAAAAACCTCGTTGATTGTGAAACTGTCCATCTTGGTACTGCCCCAAATACGTCCCGTTGGTCACGTCCGTCGAGACGCGTGTCGTCGACATCGACATCGAAACGGCGAACTTTAAAGGGTCTTCTGTGTCCTCGCCTTCCTGCGTCTTCCCCTCGGTGGGATCGCCTTCTTCTGGTTCTTCTTTTTCTGGCTTCCCATAACTGGCGGTAACTTGCCACAGGTTTCGAGTTCCTGCGACGGGTGCGGTGCTGAGGCTCTTGAGTAATATGTCGGCGCGGAAGTCTTGTCCAACGCGGTAAGATGTGCCAAGTTTTGGGATTCCGTCAGCGTCGACAACGAGCATATTCCCATCTTGAGGATCATTAACCTCGACGAGATAGACGACCTTAAACGTCGGAGCCTCCGTCGATGGGAATGATCCACTCCAGCCGTCGTGCAATGTTTTAACTGATACGACCGCCATTAGATTGTTACCACCGTTCCGGTCTGTACATTATTATTGAGTTGCTGCAGTAGTTGAGTCTGTTGTTGGAGTTGTCGAAGCTGCAGACGTTCCTCCTCGCGTATTCGTTCGAGTACGCGCTGCTGTTTTAATTGGATCGAATACGTGCCAGATTGACCGCGAATAGCAGCACCGACAGCCGCCTCCTCTTTGATTTTTTTCTTTTCCTCGTCGCGTTGTTTTTTCTCCGCGTCGGTGATAGACTTCTGCGCCTTTGCGACAGCTCGACCGTATATATCCCAACTAATCACACCGGCGTCGAGCATCGAATTGAGTTCGCCGATCGTGTCGTTGTACATCTCCATAGGCGTCCGCATGGACTCGGTAAGTTTGACGCCTTTTTGTTCGAGTGCCTCGCGTGCTTTTGCTGCATCCTCCATCGCCTTTTGTTCTGCTGCCAATCCCGCTAATGTTTGCGCGTCTATTTTGTCCTTCGCATCTGCTAATCTTTCGATAACTTCCTCCTCATCGCTGAACGCACCCGCGACCCACATAATAGCACCGACCAGAGGACTGGCGACGGCGATTAATCCCTTCCACACACCCGACAAATTTTTGAACCATTCCACCATATCCTTGACCCACTTAATAACTTCGACAATCGTGTCCGCAAGCCATTCAAACGCTGGTGCTAACATGACAGACAGTTGATTCCATATACCATCAAACGCCTTGCCCACTTTCATCCATGCGTCGTTTGCGTCCTCGATCGCCTTAAAATCTGCATCGGATAGCTCACCTTGCAAGCCTTTCAGCGCGTCCATCTGCCCTTCAATTCCTTCGCGACCTTGCATGAGCATCGGCAGCAAATCCGCACCCGAAGCACCAAATACAGCCGTCGCCATCGCAGCCCGTTCCGCTGGGTTTTGAATAGCTGCGATTTTATCCGCTAGTTGTAAAAACTGTTCATCTGCATTGAGCGCACCAAAAGATTGAATCTCGATCCCCATTGTCTCCATCGCAGCCTTTGCCTTGCCGGTTCCCGCCATTGCTTCACCGACGCCCTTTTGCATTTTTTGCATCGCTGAATTGAAACCGCCAGTGGCTACACCAGCCAACTCCGCTGCGTGTTGAAACTCCATTAATTTTTGCCCGCTGATGCCAAGACTCGCGGACTTCTTGGCAACTTCGTCGAGTCGCTCCATCGCCGCATTGACCTTCACCAACGCAACACCAACGGCAGCAATGGCGGCGGTAGCAAGGGCGGCAGGAGAAACGGCGGCTTTCATTGCGCCGCCGATGCCAGAACCGAACCCTTTGGCTTTTTTGCTCGCGGAGTCCAGCCCTTTGTTGAGGCTGCCAGTGTTCGCAACGACATTAACCGCTAGAGTCGCGACCGTTCCCATCTTTGTCCTTTCCATACTTGGCAGCGACCGCTTGCTGAAAGCTGGACACGCTGCCGCGTTTTCGTTTTCTATTTGGTATATAATCGGAGGGGCGAGTGCCTTCGCCCTTTCCACCGTTCGCCGCGTATATCATCGAGGCGATCGTCCCCGTTTTAACCCACTCAATGTCAGAGCCAAAGGGCTCAAGGTATAACCCGAAAGCCAGCCACTCCTGAAACTGCTCAGGCGTTATCATACTCAGCATCAGATCAACGTCGACGAATCCGAGTTCTAGAGCGAGTCGGATGGCAAATCTTCGACGGTGATCTTTTCTGAGTTTTTTACTGTGTCCTCAATATCCCCCTTATTGAACCCACAATGTTCCTGAGCCGCGTCATATATCCGCGAAGATACAAACGAATCCATCTCCCCGATCTGGTTGACGTCCGAATCTAAAAAGATTCGATCATTGTTTTCATCGACAAGACACAAAGCGATGAGGCGACGCGTCGCATCTTGTAATCGTTCGCGTAAAATACCGCGACCGCTTTTTGCAATCAGTCGAGTTTCATAAGTTGATTTTTCCTTTTCGCTCAGGCTTTGGATGCGGACAGTGATGCCCGCGTCTGCCAGTTCTAAATCGATATAGCGTCGCTCGCATAATTTGAGCAACGCTTTTCTATTCGCTATCGTCATCGTCAAGACTCCCCTCGTCTTCGAGTTCTTCGTCAGTTTCGTCGTCGTATTCTTCATCGAGATAATCATCAGGGAGATCGGGAACCATACCGACGGTTCCATGCGTCACGCCGACCAGTTTGCTCACAGCTTCGCGGATCAGCGGGACGTCACGATCCTCGAACGGCACAATCAAACTGATGCAGCCGCCTTCGACATTCGACGCGTATCCGATCAATGAATCACCGTCGATATAAATTGCCAGTTGATCCGTCGCACACTCTGGGTCGATCTTCGTGCATGGGTGCGCGTCTATAGTAATTCTGTCTCTCATCAATTTCCCCTTAAAATTAATTAACTACCGGCTGAATAAGCTGGTTCCGTTTCACCGTCCCAAGTGACAGTACAGCTCATTTGCATAACGCCGCCGACGCTGCACTCGCTCGTCGAGCGACTAGATATAAACCCAGTACCCGCGAAGGTTGCAGCCGCACCCGTCAACGTCGCTTTGGGAAATGTAATAGTGACAGTTTCGGCAACGGCGTCGATAGATGGTAAAGCCTGAGCCGCACTATATAAGAACTCCACATCGAAGGAGCCAGCGTCGTAAATGTCAGCAGGTATCGACTTCTTTGCTTTGCCTGCGGCAATTGATAGATCACTAATGTCCAAAACTTCTCGCGACTGCTGAACCGCAGACACCGAGAGAATTTTTCCAGATAATCCAGACGTTCCAAATGAAACGGCTGCCCCTTGAGCGTTGTAATTTTTTAGCGTCATCTTCTGTCCCTTATGTTAGTACGTTGGAATAGTCTGATTGTGAGTTATCTCTAAACTTAATGCGACAACATGCCGACCGAGATCGCTGCCGTCGATCGGGTTCTGATACGATTCGAAGCGACCGAGCAACCTGCACGCGTTGACTTGCTCGTCGCCCATCGCTCCGAAGTATCCTTGAGTAACCAGTCGCACCTGCTCCGCGATGTCGTTGCTGGTGATGTGATTTGTGCTGATGCACTCGATGTCCATCACGGCACGATAGGAACCGCTGGAACCTGTCAGCACATCATCAGGCGAGCCGCCCATGACGTCATAAACGATCGCAGGCAGGTCGGCATTTTGCGGCAGTACCGACGGATAGACCCTCGTGCCGACGAGATCGGTGATCGACGACTTTGTGAGCAAATACGTTCTGAGTCCTACGCCTAGATCAGCCACTTGGAGCCGCCTCCGCTTCTTGAATTAGTTTCGTCAGAGTACTTTTAAAAACTTTGACCGCTTCCGGCTTGCTGGCGATGACTGCTCGCTTCATAAATCGCAGCGGCGAGCCTCCACCCATCCGAGGATCAAACTCGATATATACACTATAGTGCAGTTTCTCTCGTTTTGATTTCGGAATACCGACCTTCATAGCGTAGTTGCCTGCAAGCCTCGCCTCTTTTCCTAAATCTGCGCTGCTCACTTTGAGTCCCTTTGACAATGCTTTGGTGTCTTTGAGGACGTATTGCCGAGCATATCGCAGCGTGACGTTAGTCGCTTGTCGGAGTGCCTTTTTTCCGATGCTCGTTCGCTGCTTCTTCTCCAGTTTCTTGAACTTCTTGTCGAGTTCTGGGATGCCTGTGACGTCCATCCCGACGGTCGCGCTCGTTTTTTCGCCAGCAATAAAAGGCATCAGACATCCTCCTTGCAATAGAGCCAGAGTTCTTTAGCTCTGGCGTCCTGATGCTGGACGCTGATGATGTTGAGTGTTCGGCTGCGGTTGAAGTAATCGTATTTGACCCGCATCTCTGGCGTCGGGAACTCGTCCTCGC